TTGATCAATATTTTAATGATACAGAGATATATACTAAAGCTTTTAGTGACGAGATAAATACCATCTATGAAAGGATTCAACTTTTTCGATAAAATATTTTATATCAATTTAGACAAAAGAATAGACAGATTAGAAGCTTGTAAGGGGGAATTAAACAAAGTGGGAGTTATAGCAGAAAGACAACCAGGAATAATCTACGATGGATTTGAAGATAAGCATAGAAATGCTTGTATAGGAAATCATTTAGCTCACGCTCAATGTCTGATTAAGTCTAGGGGTTTTAATAATGTATTAATCTTTGAGGATGATATTGAATGGCTATTAAATCCCCAAGAAGTATTAGAAAATTTAAATCAATTCCTAATCGAACTCCCTGAAGATTGGGATATATTCTATCTTGGAATTAATATGGATATGTACGAAGCCTACAGAGTTTCAGATCATGTAGCTAAAATTAATGGAGGGTTTTCCACCCATGCTTATTGTGTGAGATCTAATTTATTCGATCTACTTATTGATATTAATTCTGACAAAACTATCACACATAATGATGTTACTTATACTAACGATGTAATTCCAAATTATAATGTTTATATTCCGATTCCACTGCTAGCTGGACAAAGAAAAGACTTCAGTGATATCCAGGGGGTTATAATGGATTCAAATCCAATGTTTATTCAAAGATTTAAAGATAGGATGATAAAATGAAACTCACTACTATATTTATTTTAGTTAATTGTACATGGAAGTAACTTTTCTGATCCCCACCTTAGGAAGATATTCTATTCATCAGGCTTTAGGAAGCTTAAGGGATCAAACTAATCCTAACTGGAAAGCTATTGTGGTATTCGATAATCACGACATTACCATAAGTACGGATGAAAAAGTATCTGCATATAGATTTGATAAACCGTTAGGTCAAGGGCCTGGAATAGTAAGAAACTATGCATTTCCATTTGTAGATACCGATTGGATTGCCTTTTTAGATGATGATGATTATGTAGATAAAACTTATGTAGATAGAATATTTCATTATGCTAAAGCTAATTATGATTTAATTAACTTCACATATAGAGATGTTAACTCTGGAAATACTCAACCATCACCAGGAATGAAAGTTCCACAATACTGTCATATAGGAATGTCTGTAGCTGTGAGAACTTCTTTAGTTCGGGATAATAATATCCAGTTTATTCCAGGTTCTTGTGAGGATTGGTTTTTTATAGATGATTGTGTTCAAGCCGGGGCCAAGTATATTCTAACGGGGGAGATTTTATATTTTGTTGGTAAGAGGAGTGGTTGGAGATGATTAAACCCAAAATCTCTCAAGAAGATTTACAACTATACGAGATATTAAGAAATCCTGCATTATGTACAGAATTTATATACAACTTAGATAAGACTTCGTGGGAAGAACCTTTTGAATTTACATTATACCAAAAAGAAATCCTATGCGATTTTCATGATCATGTTAGTGTTACAACAGCTAGAGCTGTAGGAAAGACTGTATCCCTTTCATCTTTGATCATATGGATGCTTATTTTTAATGTGTATGGCAGAGATTATATTGTGTACACAGTTCCAAACAGAGCTCACTTACAACCTGTTTGGCAGAATCTACAAAGAAGCTTCAGATCAAATTCTCTATTAAAAATGTTCATCCCCACGGGTGGGGGGTTTAATAGTTCAGTTTTTGAAATTAACTTAACAAATAACGCAGCTCTTACTTGTAGAATTGCCGGTATGACTGGAACAGGAGCTAATGTAATCGGCTTACATACTCCTGTAGTTTTACTTGACGAAGCTGGGTACTATCCTTGGGGTACTTGGGTAGAATTACAACCAATTCTAAATACATTTACTGAAGGACACAGGCAAATAGTTTCTGGAGTTCCCACCGGAGTTAGAGAAAAGAATGTTTTATTTACGGCAGATCAAGAAGATCCATCCTACACTAAACATAGAGCTACAGCTTTTGATAATCCTAGGTTTATGGAAAGTGATCATCAACATGCTATTGAACAGTACGGAGGAGAAGACTCTGAGGATTATATTCACTTAGTTCTAGGTAAACACGGAGCTCCTGTTTATGCCCTATTCGATAGGAATTTATTTGAAATATCTAATTACAGAACTTATAAACTTATTATCAATGGTATTGAACTAAAAGATAATATAGCTAATTATATTCCAAAATTAGCTATGTTTCCATTAATGGGAAATGAAAGAAAGGGAATAGTTTTATTTGGAGTAGATTTAGGATACACAGATCCGACAGCCATAACTATTATGTATGAAGATATTAATGGAAGATTAAAGTTTCATGGAAGGGTTCAGCTAAATAAAGTATCCTACAATCTACAGGATAAAATTATTGACTACCTGGATTCTAAGTTTGATCCAAGCATTATAGCTATTGATCAAGGTTCGTCTGGTATTGCAGTAATTCAAAGAATGCAAGAAGCAGACGAATACCTGCACAAAAATTATGCTAAAAGAATTATACCTATTAACTTTTCCGCATTTATTGATCACGGTGTGGATCAAGATGGAAAAGAATTAAAGACAAGAGTACGACCATTCTCGGTTTCAGTTCTACAAGAATACTCTAATAGCCACAGAATAGTTTATACTTCTACAGATATGGAGTTAATTTCGGAGCTGGAAAGAATGACATATACAAAAAGTCCATCAGGAGAAATACCCTATAAGACTCTAACTCCTAGAGGAGGCAAGAGAGGAGAAGATCACTTTACATCTTCTTTACTTTGTGCATCTTTAGCTTATTATTTGGAAAAAGATTTTACAAACTATAAAAAGAGAGTTAAAAAGCTAGCAGCCCCTAGATGGATCACATGAGGTAAAACACTATGACAGAACCAAGAAAGTTAGCTCAAGCACAAATGTTTACCAGCGTTCTTCCATCTGCGGGTAATCCGTGGTCTACTACAGAAGTAGATAAAATGGAAGTAAAGGATTTAAATACATTTGCTAAAATAGTAGATGCATGTAGATTCTTTTATAGACACGACAGTATTGTTTCATCCGTTATTAATAAAAGTATAGATATTGGGATTAATGATTTAGTTTTTGATAGTAAAGATTTAACATCTAATGCCAAGAAAGTTGTAGAGGGGTTACTTCCAGAACTTCACGACTTTGCTGAAACTATGGCATTAGAATTTTTGGTGTCAGGATTAGTAGTTCCCGAAATAAAATATGCTAACGTAACTAGAGATCAATTAAAAGAAATGAGCATCAAGAAGTTTGAAACTCTAGTTATGCCTGTAGCTATGTGGGTTCGTGATCCAACATCTATAAAAATAAACTATACAATGGTAATGGATAAACCGTCCTACTATGTTAAAGTTCCAGAGAAACTAATCCAATTTATTTTAGGTAAAGGAACGTATGCAGACGGAACAAAAGATCCAGAATTATATGCTAAATTAAAAGCTTACTATCCAGAATTTATATTAAAAGTAGAAGAAAAACAAGAATATATTCTAATAGAGGACGACAGTTTGATCTTCAGGAACAGGCCTATATCAGATTCTCCCTACCCTACTCCTTATTTATACGCAGCTTTAGAACCATTAAAGCACAAGAGAAATCTAAGAAGAATGGATTACTCTATTGCCGCTAGAGTTATCGGAGCTATCCAGCTATTTAGATTGGGTAATGATGAGTTTCCAGTAACAGAAGATCAAGACGAACAGTTCCAAGCTATTAAAGATCAAATGTATTGGAGATTAACTTCCCAAAAAGATATAGAAAGAATCTTCCAACTATTCGCTAACCACACTCTACAGATCGACTGGATATTTCCTCCAGTAGAAGCTCTTCTAAATGAAAATAAATACAAAGAAGTTAATGAAGATATCATGATAGCTCTAGGATTTCCTAAAATATTAATTACTGGAGAGGTAACAAAAACCGGAACTTCTAATCCAGAGTTTGCTACAATGGCCCCAACTAAAACTCTAGAAGCCATGAGAAAAAGAATACTAAGAGTTTTGAATAGAGTTATTGATGTTACTTTTGAAGAGAATGGATTTAGTGGAGATACCACTCTAAAGTTTACTCAAATGAATCTATCAGAATTCAGTACTCTAGTAGAGGGTCTAACTAAACTGTATAACACTGGAAACCTTTCTAGAAAATCCTACTCAGGAGCTTTTGGATACGATATAGAAGAGGAAATGAAACAAAGATCAGATGAAAAAGAATTGTTAACTCAATACGGACTAGATGAATTCAATCCACAACCCTTTACTCCTTCAGCAAATAACAACAATACCGCCCCTCCAAGTAACAAACCCAAGATAAATCCACAGGAAAATCAGAAAAATCCTCAAAAATAGTATAGTTATGCACTAAATGTTGCATAATGTGTTATACTCACAATGAGGGGAGGAATATATATTCTATTCCCAGGAGCTTATTATGGAAGATGAAAAAATAATTATAAAAGAATTTCAGTTAGAATTGGTCGAGCTTTCAGAAATGGAGGCTGAGGCAGCTGTTACTACTAACTCACAGTTTAACTATCTAAAGTTTATTCTGACTGATAACAAACCAAACGCTAATAAGCAAAGAGTTCCAACAGAGGAATTCCCGAACTTAGTAAAAACTGGATATTTTGCGCCTTTAAAGATGGCACTAGGAACTATCGGTGACGGCCATGCCCAGGCTGTTCCTCTAGGAGTCATCACACACTTGAAACAAACAGAAAATGATATCAGAGGTATTGCAGCTTTATGGACTAAAGAAAGACCAGAAGATGTTGCTCTCATTAAGAAAGCTTATGCTGAAAAAATTCCATTGAATGTCAGTTGGGAAATTTCCTATATAGATTCTTTAATGGATGATGAGGGTATTGAAAATCTTTCAGGTACTTCTTTAAGAGCAGCTACTATAGTAGGAATGCCAGCCTACCAGGGTAGAACTCCCATTTTTGCTGTAGCTTCTGACAATAAGGAGGATAAAACCTTGGACGAGCTAGAAACCTTAAAAACACAGCTCCAGGAAGCACAGGATAATCTAATCAAAGCAGAAGCAAAAACTGTTGAATTAGATAATAAAGTTAAAGAAATAGAAGTTTTACTTCCAGAACTGGATATTCTCAGAGAGTACAAAGCATCTATTGAGAAGGTACAGGCAGAGGAAGCTAAGCTAGATGCAATTAAAGCTAGATTCAAAGAAGTTGGTATTGCTAAGGAAGATGAGTACTTTGCATCCAACAGAGAAAATCTAATTAATATGCCAACAGAAGCTTTAGATTTTATGCTTCAAGAGCTGGTAGCTTTTTCTTCTAAAAAAGAAGAGAAGGCTGAAAAGAAAATAACAATTCCAAATCTTGAAGGAGACGATGATATAGATTTATCCGATCCCAAAGAGATTGCGAAAGCACTCAGAGAACTAAACTCTCGTAAATAGGAGAATGTAAAAAATGGAAATCAACAAGTATACTGATATTACTGGTGTGGTAACTGTTGAAGATGTTGTAGAAGGTAGAATGGTTCTGCTAGTTAATTCTAGCGAAACTCATGACTATGGTTCTAGAGAGGATTTACCAGGAGTAAGAATTCCTGCTGATTCCACAGAAGCTGCGAAAGCTAGATTTTGTTTAACTTGGGCAGTCGATAATACTCAACCTCCAATCTACAACCCTTACCCAACAGTAGCTAATACTTCTTTACGGTGGGGATTTGACGGAGCTGCGAATGTTCCATTTGCCGCTACTGTTTATCTGTCCTCACTAAGCAATACCGAAGGATTAACTATCCCATCAGGTACTCTAGCTTTAGCTTTTGGCCCTGGTGTATTTACTATTCCTTCCGGTGGATTTGTTTATAGTGCAAATCTAGTCGCAGGAGCTTACCTAGAAGTACTCAATACAGCTGACGATGGAGCTGATGCGGGTAAACTTAACTACACAGCCTCTGTTAGTTTTGCCGAAGTTATGGAGTTGGATGCAGATCAGAACCTAACCTTCCGCATCCTTTACTAAAATTCAGGAGGTCACAAAAACATGGATGAATTAAAATTAAAGGAAGCTATTGCGTCATTGGCTGAAGATAAAGGGAAAAGAGATGCATTAGCTGAAATGTTCGTGGAGTATATCCAACCAAATCATATCGTTGTAGATTTTGTTGGTATGCTTCTAAATGCTAGAGCTCTAAAAGAGGGCGACTCCCTAGTAAAGAAACTAAGAAGTCAAGCCAGAGTTAGAACTCTAGTTCCAGGTTCTATCCATCTCAAAGACGAGATCACCGTACAGGCCAGAGCTAACTATATGTTAGACGGTGCTGATGTTGGTGTAACTTGGAATGAGTGGGAAATGGAAGCTGGAGATATTGGAACAGTAGAAGAAATTAGAAGTGAAATGCTAGCTCAACTAAGGGACTACTACCAGACTAAAGTCTTTACAGCTCTTTCTACAATCTGGACAGCTGTCAATACTCCTAACAACTTCGTAAATGTTGGTGGAGCTATTAATGCTACCGTTTTGAAAGCTGGTATTGATTATGTCAATCAGACTACTGGTGGAGTAAAAGCTGTAGTTGGTGCTAGATCAGCTCTAACTCCAGTTACTGAATTCGGTGCTTTCTGGAAAGATGATTTCTCTGCTGTAACTCCAACTACAGTTGGAATTGATTCTAGACTTGAGCAGGTTATGAGAGAGGGTTGGCTAGGTACTTACTACGGAGCTCCTCTTGTAGCTATTAATCAGGTTTGGGATAATCCAGCAGGTCATAATGCACTAATTCCTGTTGATAAGGTTCTAATTATTGGTGAGAATGTTGGTGAGTTTATTACTTATGGTGATGTTAAACAAAAACAATACAGTGATCCTAAACCAACTCCCCCTCAATGGTTCTTGGAATTCTATCAGAGATTTGGTCTAATGATCTGGAAAGCCGAAGGTTTGTACGTATTGGGTGGATTAAGTTAACTCCCAGGCTGCTGAACAGATGTATACAGTCTGTTTACTGTAAGTGAGAGGTAGCAGAGTGCCTGTTAGTGTCTATGCTAGTCATTCATAGAACTCTCATCTTTTTAAATTAAAAGGAGGTTTGGAATGGTACTTCAAGATATAGAAGTTTTCTCGGCTATGCAGACAAGTAAACCGTACCGCACGTATAGAAAGACCGTTTTAGGTCAAGTATATATAACGGTACTTAATTCTTTCTCTGGAGCTCCCGAAGGAAAATTGTTAAAGGGAAATAAAAATGAAGAGTCTTCTTTAGTAGATGTTTGGTCTGAAAAAGAAGATGTATTCTTCAAAAGATTAAATGTTAAGAATATGAAAGCTGGATATGTAGTTGAGTATACCAGACCTGAAACTGCGCCTATATCCGGAGAAGAGAAAATGAATACTCTCTCTGATTTAGAACTAAATAAGATTCTTAATAATAAATACATGGCTTTAACAAATGCACTTAATCAAATGACTTCCCCAGCTCCCGTTTATAGATTACTTGCTATGGCAGAGGAACAAGAAAAATCTGAAAAGATTGTTGAATGTCTTAGAAAAAGATTATCTGAACTTCAGGAGTAATTAATGGCTAGATTATTCACAGACGGCGCTGAGTTTCAGGATCTTTTGTTCTGGAATCTTGTGCAAGGCGGGCCTGCCATAACCACAGTGGGCTCAAATGTCCGTTCTGGATTGGCGGCATATAGATACAGTAGTGGATCTCAATACAGTGACAAGATTCTCCCTGCCACTCTATCAGAGTTCTATTTCAGGCTAGGGTATAAAAGAGACGGGGCTACATCAGCGGGAACTAGAATACCAGCCTGGTTTGCGACTTCGACGGAGCTGGGATCGATCCGGCTGAACACAACTACCCATTTTCTTGAACACTATGTGGGTACAACACTGACAACGATGGGAACAATTCAAATCCCAGTAAGTGCTCACTGTGTGGTTGAAGTCCATGTAAAAATTGGTGATGCTCCGAACGGAATTGTTGAAACTAAGGTAGACGGAATACCGGATATCAGCTTTGCTGGAGATAGCAAACCGGGAGCTGATGCCGCTGCCAATATGCTTCGAGTCTACTCTATGGTGTCGTCTGGTATGAACATTGACGATCTAGCTCTCAATGACATCACTGGAGCTGCGGACAACTCTTGGTGCGGGGAGGGTAGAGTTGCCCTGCTCAAAGGGAATGCAAATGGAGATGTCTCCCAGCTCGTAGGTCAGGACGGAAACAGTGTAGATAATTATCTGAATATCGATGATGTTCCTCATGATGGAGATACCACCTACAACCAAGGTATTCTCAGTGGAGAATACGACCTATATAACCTACAGGCAAGTGGCCTGAGTAATGTTTCTATTCTCCGAGGGTGGATAGAAGCCAGAGCTAGAAAGCTGAATGCATCTCCCGAAACCGTCCTGCTTGGCTTGAAAACAGACGGTACTGAATACTGGAACGACAGCCACAATCTAATGACAAGTATTACCAGTATCAGAAGGGATCATACGATCAATCCTAAAACGGGTTCTCCCTGGACTATAGCCGATTTGGATGCCCTTCAGGTAGGGTTCAAAGTGGAGTAAATTATGAGAGTATTTACAGATGGAGCTGAATTTGCCGATTCGTTGTTCTGGACAGTTTTCCCAAGCTGGACAGTATCTAATCTTCTTCCAAGATCGGGTGTTTACTCTTATAGAAATGCCCTAAGCTCAGCAGTTGTCATCACAAAAACGATAGCAGCTCTTTCAGAATTTTACTGGAAAGGAGTCTATAACTATCCTTTAAATAGCACAAGGCTCTTCGTTTGGTATAACGGAACAACAGAACTTGGCTCAGTCCGGCTCAATACTGGCACAGGCTGTCTTTCTCTTTATACAGGTACAACAACTCTCGTCGCATCTGGAACGATCCCATTCCCAATAAACGCTCATGTAATGCTAGAGGTTCACGTCAAAATAGACGATGCTGCTGGTGTTATCGAAACTAAGCTAGACGCTATATCTGACGTATCTTTCTCCGGTGACACAAAACCGGGAACAGCGACCGACGTGGATGTTATTGGAGTCGCTGCCACAGGCAGTACTGCAGAACCGGGCTATCTAGATGATATCGCTCTCAATGATACGACAGGTGGGGTAGATGATGGTTGGTGTGGAGATGGAAAAGTAGCTTTACAAATGCCTGACTCAGCCGGTGATGTAACAGGTCTTTCCCCCTCCGCTGGAGCTAATTGGGAGTGTGTGAATGAGCTCCCTCATAACACCGACACCGACTACGTACAAGATACCGTGGTAGATGACTACGATCTCTACAATCTATTACCGTGTGGTCTTTCTGGTGTAACTATTCAGCGGGTTTGGGCAGAATCCAGGGCTAGAGATACAGTAGCAGCCGGAGGATTGTGCCAAGTAGGACTGAAAACCGTAGCCACCGAATACTGGTCTGGAGATCTTAGCCTTCTAACAACCTATACCCCAAAGATTGGGGTTGATCATACTGTAAATCCTAACACCCTAGCAGCCTGGACTACAGATCAGTTGGATGCTTTACAAGTGGGGTTCAAGGTGCGCTAATGGCTAAACGAGCTACTAATATTGGAACTCAAACTGAGTACATCGACTCGGACAATCAGAAACGAGCGACTAATATCGGTGTTCAGGTCGAGTATAAGGATATCGACAACCAGAAACGAGCAACCAACATTGGTGTCCAAACCGAATATTTGGGAGAGCAAGCTTTTAGAGTTACCCAAGAGGGTTTTGGAGTGGAGTATGCTGACGATCAAGCTTTTAGAGTTACTGCTATTGGCTTCCAGGTTGAGTATATTGTAATTAGAGGCAAACCGCCCAAGCCCCCTAAACCACCAGGAGGAGGTAAATTTTTACCCCCATCGGAAGGGCCGGACTTAATTAGCTCTTATCCATCTATACCACATTTGAGGATTTAAATTTATGGCTAGATTTTATGGAATCGCACAAACCGCAGAAGTAGTTTTAGTTGCAGCTACAGCAAAAACAGTTATTCAATTAATAGCTCCAGCAAACCATAGAGTAGTTTTAACTGGTTGGGGGGTTTTCTTTGACGGAACATCTGCTAATGCCGAACCAGTTCAAGTTAGATTACTGAGACAAACTAGTGCTGGAACTATGTCCTCTTTAACTCCTGTCAAGATGGATGGAAGTCTAGCAGAAACTATTCTAACTACATCTCAACACTCTGCATCAGCAGAACCTACAGCTGGAGATGTTGTAGACATTATTGAATGTCATCCTCAGGGAGGATTTGAAAAACTATTTCCACTTATGCAAGAAATAATTATTCAAGGTGGAGGTAGAGTGGGTTTGGAATTAACAGCTCCGGCTAACGTTAATGTAAGAGCTAAGTTTATCTTTGAGGAATAGAAATGTTATTTATAGGGCGTAGAGCTGTTTACATAGCTTCTATACCCGTATCCTCGGGAACGGCAGTAGCAGCTTCTTTAACTGGAATTGGAGATTTAAGTTATTCCGCACTTTTAAATATACCAATATTTTCAACTCTTTCTGGACAGGGAAATTTATCTTTATTAGTGGATGGAATTAGAATAATTTCCAGTTCACTATCTGGACAGGGAAGCTTATCATCAGATGTTGATGTAAATGTGGTTATTAGTTCAATATTATCTGGAACTGGAAACTTAACATTTGATATTATTAAAAATATCTTTGCACAATCAATTCTATCCGGAATTGGGAATCTTACTGCGAGTCCAATAAAAATCATTTCAGTAACTTCTGAAATGCTAGGAGTGGGCGATCTATCTGCCTTAGCAATTAGAGGGGTAGTTATATCATCAACTCTTTCTGGTGATGGCAGTTTATCATCAGATGTAATTATACAAGAAGTAATTAGAACTGTTTTATCTGGATTAGGTGATCTAGATTCTAATGTTATAAAATTAATTCCAACAATCTCCCAATTTTCGGGCCAGGGAAATTTAATTGAATTTGTAATTCTTTTGATACCAATAGAAGCTAGCATAAGTAATATATCAAGTTTATTGACATTCCTAATTAGAAAGATAAAGCCACATAAAAGAATCTATCAGCTAGAAGATAACCTAAGAACAGTAACATCAGAAGATAACAACGAAACAGTATATATTCACGGAGAAAGAGAAACAAAAATAGGCGAAGAAAGAATAGCTTTTGTCCATAAAATCGGAACGAGTACAAAAGTTTAGGAGAATTCAATGAGTATTAGTGACTACTTAGAAGATAAAATTTTAGATCATGTGTTGAGAAACACATCTTATACGCCGCCAGCTATTGTATATATGAGCTTACATACAAACGATCCCTTAGAAACCGGTGCTGATGAGGTTGTTGGAGGCAGTTACATTAGAAAGGCTATAACTATGGGGCCTGCAGCTAGTGGAATAATTTCAAACTCGGCTCAACTGTCTTTTACTAGTATGCCCGCTGTTACAATTACACACGCTGGTATTTGGGATGCTGAATCTGGAGTAAATTTCCTTTGGGGAGGATCATTAGTAGCTCAAAAAGTTGTAAACGCCGGTGACACTGTACTTTGTGGTATTGGCGATCTAGATGTAACTTTGGATTAATCCGATGACATCGATCTGGTTCACTAAAGACCCCGAAGCTCTTTTAGATTATACAATAGACTGGTCTGATTGGATGGAGACTAGTGATTTTATTGTAGACAGTACTTGGATTGCACCAGCTGGAATAACAATTGATCATCAAGTCTTTACTGAGAATAGGACTACTGTTTGGATTTCTGGAGGTACATCCGGAGAAAGCTATGATCTAATTAATAGGATCACAACCAATGACGGAAGAGAAGATGAGAGAGATTTAACTATTTATGTTAGAGAAATTCCATATCTTCTATCCAGACTGTTACCAGAATTAAGATTACATCTAGGAGATATAAATTCAGCTACTTACAGATATCAAGACGATTGGCTATTAACTGCTCTACTATTATCTGTAAGAAGTTTACAACGTTGGTGGAATTTTAAATATCTAGTGGACTTTACTTCTCAGGATGTTTATAGAAACCCAAGCACAACCTTTATACAACCATCTCCTCCGGTAATTGAAGATGCGGATGTTAGACCAATTATCCTAATGGCGTCAATTATTATCAAAGAGGGGAGTTTACAAGACAGCTCATGGAATTCTGTAGCTTGGAGAGATGCTGAAATTTCTTATTCTAACCTAGAAGGATCGAGAGCTAAACAAGAACTATTAAGATCTGATTGGGAAGAATTAAAAACTCTTATCTCCCCTCCAAGTAAAAGATTAGCATTTCCTAGAAAGGGAAGTCTACCTGGATATATCAATAATGCATACGAAAGAACCACAAGATTTTAAATAAAAGGAGAATTATAAGGACAGGATGAATAAAATAAGAGTACTTTGGATTTCAGACGGTGTAATTCCAACAGGTTTTTCTAGAGTATCACATTCAATAATTAAATATCTACCAAAAGATAAATACGAGATCCTCCATCTAGCCATTAACTATGATGGTGATCCTCACCCATTCAATCATAAAATATATACAGCTAAAAACAAAGGAGATATTTACGGAACGAATAGAATTAAAGAATTCTCCAAAGCTGGAGTAGATTTAATTTTTATTTTGAATGACCTGTGGATAACTACTATATATCTAGAAGAAATTAAAAATGTATTTAAAGAAAATATTCCTCCAGTAGTTGCATATTTTCCAGTAGATGCCAAGGGATATGATTCTGAGTGGTTTAGACATTTTGATATAGTTAAAGAGGCTGTTGTATATACTAAATTTGGTTATGATGTGGCCAGAGAAGAAGCTCCAAGAACTTTTGACTTCAAGATAGTTCCTCACGGAGTAGATACTAGCATCTTCTACAAAATGGATAAGACTAGAGAAGAATTAAAAAAAGAATTCTTCCCTCCAAGAGAAGATTTTGAAGATTCTTTCATAGTACTCAACGCTAATAGAAATCAACCTAGAAAGAGAATTGATATTGCAATAAAAGGATTTGCTTTATTTTCTGAAAACAAGCCATTCAATGTTAAATATTATCACCATGCAGGTATTTCAGATGTTGGTTGGGACGTATTAAAATTAACAGCTAAGCTGAAAAAATTAGGGATGGATAAGAGATTAGTCCTGACTAGCTTTGAAAGGGGAGTTCAAAGAGTTACGGATGAAAAACTTAATATGATTTATAACTGTACAGATGTAGGTCTAAATACAAGTATGGGAGAAGGATTTGGATTGCCTAATGTTGAACATGCTACTACAGGAGCTCCTCAAATTGTATCCGGTAATAGTGCCAGCCTAGAGCTATTCCAAGATTGCGGATTAATTATACCTCCCATAATGGAATTAGAATTTGAAAGGGTACAGACGACAGGATCACTTGTAACAGCCGAAGCTGTAGCGGAAAAACTGGAGATTATGTACAACAGTCCAGAATTAAGAAAAGAACTTTCTGAAAAATCTTTAGCTAAGTTTTTAAGTGATAAATACAGGTGGGAAAACATAGCTAAACAGTGGGATGAAATATTTGAATCAGTAATATAGGAGTTGGTTTAAATGACTTATACAGGCCAAAATATTGAAATATATCAAGGTGATACTAAATACATAGATGTTACTGTAGACGATGGATCTGGAAATTATGTAAGCCTGACTGGAAGTGCAGTTGCATGGGTTGTTTACAGACCCACATTCGGTGATGTTATTCTTTCAAAAACAACAGTAAGTGGGATTTCAATTATAGACGAAGCTGGTGGAAAATTTAGAATAACACTACAACCAGTGGATACAGAAAATCTATTTGGTCAATATAATCATGAAGGAGAATTAACAGATTCTCAGAATAATGTATTTACCCTATTCACAGGGTACTTTAAAGTCTTTGGAAGCAAAGCTTAGGAGAAATTAAAAATGAATTTTAGAGATAAATCAAGAATTAAAGGAAAATTAACTGTAACTGTTTTTGGGCCAGACGGAGAAATAAAAAGACGACCTCAGAATTGGCTACAAAGAGTTTTAGGATTGCCAGGAAGTCTTATGATTTCAGTAAATCATAATATTGTCACTGATGAGGGAGATGCTCTAGTTGCTGATATAATGTCAGAGACTCCCGCTAGAACTAAAGTAGATGGAACTAATGGGTATATCCAGGTAGGAACTGGATGGACAGGTACAACTCCCAAAGCAAATACAGTTTTGAATACACCAACCGGCACACCCGAACTTATGGATTCAACCTATCCAAAGCAGAAAGGGGCGTTCGGAGCTGCTAACGATAATGTAACTCAATATAGATCTACGTTTGAAGCTGGTGATTTAAATGCTACTGGCATTGATGAAGCTGGTTTAGGAAATAACGTTGCACCCGCTTCATGGGATCTTTTAGCTTATGCTCAAATTACTCCCACAGTAGATGTTACTACTTCGGATACTTTACAGGTAGATTGGGAAATAACTTACCTCGGGGCATAAATAAATGCCAACTTTCGGGCCTAGAGCTATTCAAGCTTCTGCCGATGATGCCAGTGAGTTAGCAACTACTGTTGTAAGTATTACAGCTAACCCATTAGCTAACTGTGATACCACAGGTGTATGGAATGCTTGGAGATTTACTGCTGTAAATATTCCAGCCAATGCTACAATTACATCTGCTTACCTGACAATTAACTTCACATCTACAACTTTAGATGAACCTGATGTAACAATCTATGGTTTAGACGTTGCAAGTCCAGCACAGTTTACAACAACTAATGCAGATATAAGTGGTAGAGCTAGAACATCCGCATCTGTAGATTGGTCTAATACTAATGCTGGCAGTAATGATGTTAATACTTCAGATATAAGTTCCATAATTTCAGAACTTTATGCAAGCTATGGGCCCTATTCAAACGGAGTAATGGGGTTTTGTTGGACTACTAGAGCTGCTGACGGTGCTAGAGATACTTCTGAAACATCCTATGATGGTGATACATCTTTATGTGCTAGATTAACAATTGTTTATTCTGTAGCTTATACTGAATCCTTTGCTGATACTGTAGGTATTTCAGACAGCATTTCAAAAACTGTAAGAAGGTTTGTAGCATTTGCTAATACTGTAGGCATAACAGACACATTATCTAAGTCGGGAGCTTTTCTAAAAAGTATTATTAATACTACTGGAATCACTGATAGTATTTCTAAAGTCGGGACTTTTGTAAGAAGCTTACCAGAATCTCTTGGAATTACAGATTTAATATCCTATATTAAAACTGGAGGTGGTGATGATTTCTTTGCCACTATCGGTGATTCATTAGGAATAACTGATAGCCTGAGTAAGATCGGATCATTCTTTAGAACTTTAACAAATACAGAGGAAATCACTACCAGTTTAACCAATACTAGAAGTTTAATAGTTGCTTTAGTCAATAATGTAGGAATTACTGATGTAATTGTTACATCTAAAACTATTATAAGAACTATTATTGATTCCATTGGAATTAGAGATTTCTACCATAGAACAGCACTTATCAACATCAATCATGAAACCGGCGATCTTAGTCAATATACTAGTACTGTAACTGATAGTGGTGATCTCAGTGTTACTACTACCGCTACATTGGCAGGAACAGGATATGGATTGTTATGCTTTGTAGATGATGCCAATCCCATCTATGGACAAAAGGATCTAGGTGCTGACAATACTAGTGGACAAGTTAGATCACGTTTTTATATAAACCGAAATGATATTTCTATACCTAATGGTCAGAGCTGGGAAATTCTAAGCTTACAGTCTGCAATCGGATCTGGCAATATACTGCGCTTCTGGATCAGAAACTCAGCTGGGAACTACCAAGTTTACTTTCTGGCTTATCGTGATGGTGGTACTACTAGTAGTGGGTTTGTAAATCTTACTGCTGTTGAACATTATATTGAATTACATGTTGTTAGAGCATCTGGTGATGGTATTACAGATGGCTATGTAAACTGGTGGATTGATGGGGCCGCACAAACTAGTGTTACAGATATTGATAACTACACTGAGTTTCCATACTTCCGATCTACACGTTTTGGCATTCCCGCTATCGGCGGTGGAAGTGGCTCTCTTTATCTTGATGAATTAGTAATCAATGACTCAGGTTATGAAATTGGTCAAGTAAGGGATTTAAATACATCAGCATTTTTTATAAGAAATATTTTAATTAGTGTTGGTATTACAGACAGTATTTCCAAAATTGGTACTTTTATAAAATCTTTATCAGATAGTATAGGGATTACTGATATACTATCAACAGCTAAGATAGTTTTAGTTTCTTTGTCGAATTCTGTAGGGATAACAGATGTTCTAACTAAACTTGTAGGATTTGCTAGGTCTATTACAGATACAGAAGAAATTACTACTAGTATTTCAAAGGCAGCTAATTTTTTCAGAACCCAAACAGAAAGTCTCGGAATAACAGATATATTAAGTAGGTCTAAAGGAGCTATAGTATATTTAGCTGATTCATTAGGAATAGCCGATGCTATTTCCAATGCTAAGATAATTGTTAAATCTTTGTCCGATAGTGTTGGAATTACCGATAGTATTTCAAAGATAGGTGCATTTTATAGAAATCTTGCAAATAATGTTAGTATAACCGATGTTCTAAGTAAAACTGGAATCTTCTTAAAATCCTTATCAAATAGTGTAGGAATTACTGACAGTGTAAGTAAAGCAGGTACTTTTTTCAAATCCATATCAGATTCTATTGGAATATCTGATGTACTAGCAACAGCTAAGATAGTACTTGTAACACTATCTGATGTACTAGGAATAACCGATACTCTATCTAAGATAGGGACTTTTGTCAGGGCATTAACTTCTACAGAGGGGATTACAGATACTCTTACAAAAATAGGAACTTTTGTTAGAAGTTTTTCAGATAGTATAGGCATAACAGATTTACTATCTGCTGTATTACTAGGAGCGCAGAAATTTGCTTCATTGGTAGATTCTGTAAGCATAACAGATACACTAAGTAAAATAGGTACTTTTGTTAGAACTATCTCTAATGCTGAAAATATATCAGATGTCTTGTCCAAAATAGGAACTTATATAAGAACAATCCTAACTTCAGAAAGTATCTCAGATAGTCTCTCAGCCTCCAAAGTCATTCAAATTTTAATCCAGAATATAGTTAACATCACAGATACACTCCAAGCAACTATTGTATCTATCTTTACTGAGAGTATCATAGCTATAAGAGGAAGAGTAAAGTCAGTAATCACTCTATCTGGAGAATATATTCAAATCATAAGTAAAAAGGGTAGAGCTAGTTTGATAGCAGAAATCTTGGGAAGAATCAGAAAATGAGTATAACATTTCCTACAAACACAGCCGATGTAATAGATGAAATACGAGGAGCTATTGGAAGAAGTATAACTTTCTATGTAGTTACAGTTAGTGGTTGTCAAGCCTGTACATTAGATCCTATTACAAATACATCTACAGATTCTTTCTGTCCTGTATGTAGTGGAGTTCACTGGATTGTTACTTTATCCGGAGCTGCCATTAATGCTCATATAATATGGGGAAACGTGGATAGCTTGGGTTGGTATCCTGGAGGGCAGACTCTAGAAGGGGATTGCAGAGCTCAAATAAAATACACTCTACCTAACATAACAATAGTAGATTCTGTTTTTGAAAATCAATCTATATATGGGGCATATATAGATGTAGACGGTAAACATATGGAAATAAAAAATAAAGTATTAAGAGGAGTACCAGAAATCAATAGAATTTTAATTGATCTAAAGGAGGTATAACATGCCGGAAAGGGGAGTAATTATACAAGGACTGGATGTATTAGATGTAATTGGTTTTATAGAAACTAAAAATAAAAAGTTTCAAGCCATTCTTCTAAACGATCTTGAACAAATTGTGGATAAAGATTCTGAAGAATTCAAATTAATTAGAAAATTATTTTTAGATGGATTTAATAATTATACCCGTTCTATTCTAAGATTAATATTTGGTGATATAGAACATTTAATAGAGAAGTGATGTTTGATTTTGCAGAAAGAAATACTATTCAACTCACAAATAATCTAAAGAGAAAAAGAAGTAATCTGATCAGTATAGCAGATAAAACAGCTCATTATAGATTTATGCTGATAAGAGATCAAATGACTCCAACATTTAATCAAATCATAAGAGAAGAAACAGAATCAGCTGTTGGAGAAATAGAAGAGTTTGATTTTCCAGAATTTAGAAATGCTTTATTAGGATCAATGGAAATGCTCCAAGAGGGAGAACTATTTAAACTCAATCTAGTTGGAGCTAATGTAACAGCAGATATGAGAGAAAGTTTTGAAAGAGAATTTGGAACTCTAGAAGATTATTCCAATGGAATTTCATTAGCTAGACGTTCATTTCAAAAAGAGGGAAAGAAAAAGAAATACAATCCTGAAAAAGCATCTGCATATTGGAGGAATGTAATATATAACAATAGATTTGGTTCTGATTTATATTCATCTACAATAGCTTTGAGATTATCCGAATCTGGAAGAAAAGCTCCTTTTTGGGATTTATTAAATAATGGAGTTCCGCAACCATTAAAGAGTGGAAGGGGTGGTACAGCATATCCTACATCGGGAGCTACAAGATTTTTAGATTTATCCGAGAGGAGAATAGAATCTTTAGCTAATGCTGAATATGCACTAACAGCAGAAGAAGTTAGTCAAATACAAGATGAAATTATACAAGCAGAACGTACATTAGATGATATAGATAAAATAGCAATAATGGTTGGAAGAAACATTGAACAATATACAGAACCACAGATTATACAAGAAATAATTATTAATGAAACTAGATACTTTGCTTATATTACGGGTACTGGCAAACTCGGATTCGCACAGCATCCTAGATTCCAGGGAAGGAGGATACCACATTAATGCATCTCTACAGAAAACATGATTTATCAATTTACTATTTTCTAAAGGATGATGTATTTTCTGATGTTAGCTTCATCCACTTTGAAGATGGATTTCCAGTAACAGAATTAGTTATTCCAACTATTTCAATAGAATCCAAAGAATTAAGATTGACTCCGTTCGAGTTGGGCAACCGACACGGATTAGATAGTAGAGTCTGGTTTATAGATATTTTTGCCACTAATAAATCTCAACGAGATGATTTTGGCTACAGAATTCTATCCAGAATCGAAGAAAATATTCCAGTTTATGATTATGATGAGGGCTTTCCTCCTGACGTTTCTCCTACCAAAATAGGAGTTTTAATTCCAAGTAGACTTAAGATGGAATGGGTAAGAGTAATTCCAGAGTTAGTAACCAGTCTATATTGGAGATCAACAATTTCTTTCGAGGCTAGTTACTCAAGAATTTTATAGGAGGAAGTAATATATGGCTAAAAGACTAGCGATTCCTTCCAAGGAAGTTGCATTGAGAATAGTTGGCCCATTTGATTCTTTCTTTGCGGCAAGAGTGCAGAGATTGAATATAAATACTGATGTACCAACTACTACAATTGACGAACTTGGTAACTCTCAACACGCTGGAGTTATTCCTGACGTACCTGCGATTACTTTGACTTTCTCTGCTTTTGATGTAAGTCACAAGATTTTCTCCGTACTAACAGGAACTGATCCAACAGCTTATCCAGCTGCTGGTGTTGATATTTCAGAGCTGGGCGAAATAGATGCTGTTGTATACATCAAGGATGCATCCGTATCCGACTATGTAAAGACAGCTCATGCAAAAAGATTACAGATTAGAGATTTCACTTATTCCTATTCGGTTACAGGTGAATCTACCGAGGACTACACAGCTGTAGGATCGGAAAAGAGATGGTTTAAGAATGATGTTATTGTAGATAGATTCACATCTGGCACAACTTCATTCACCTTGACTCAGACTCCTATCCAGTTGTTAAATGGTAACAACGGTTTATCTGTTATTCTAGATGGTGGGTATCTTACTGAAGTCGCTGGAGCTCCTGCTACTGGTGAGTACAGAATAGTAGGTACTGCTTTAACAACTGGTGATACAAGAACTGCACAGGTTATCGCAATCTATCATGCATCCGCAGCTGGAGACAACTGGTCAGATGTAAGCGATACTGCATATCCAGCAGCTATTAGAGGTCAAGATGTTAGAGTCACAATTACCGCCGGTGGACAGATTGAAAGAGTTCAATCTATCACTATTAACGGTAACTTAAATCCTCAGCCAGTTAGAGAAATGGGTAATAGAGCTATTGTAGGTTATCAGAAACAAACTGCTACCGTAGATGGTACTATTACTGTTCTTGATACTGATACAGAGTTACTCGATCTACTTCTAAATGGAAGTATTAGCTCTGGAGCTACTGAATTTGAGTTGGCAAGTCAATGTGCTGTTAGTGGTGTTGATCTGTTGATTGTATTGTATGATCCTTGTGACACTTCTGTATCTGGTGTTATTGTTAAGTCAGTCTGGATTCCAGAACTGAAACTAACTGGTGACTCATATACATCTAATGTTAATGAGAATGCTCAGCAAGTACTCAACTGGTCTAGTGATACTGCTCAGTGTATTGTCTATAGTGGTGCTAAACCCTAATAATTAAATAATTGATTATAAGGTAAAGGTTGTAAGTTTTAACAAGGAATCGAAAAGTAGTCTCTTTATGAGATTTAGTTTTCGATTCCTTTTTTATTAATTGCAGGAAAGGAGAAAATAATGCCAGCAGAGATTGAAAAAAATGACGTTGATGTAAGTAAATTATTCAAATATGGAACATCTGTAGAATTAGAAAATAACTTAGGAAATACAATCACTCTGTATGTTAGATTGGCTGGAGATGCAGATGTTAATAGATCGAGAACTTATGCCCTACGAAGAAGTATGGACTTAAGAAGAAAATTAAAAGAACCAGAATCTGATGAGAGATTGGCCTATATTCCATATTTCTTTGAAGCTGCACAAGATAATTTAATAGAAACATTTCTAAGCTACAGATTAAAGTATTATACAAATGAAGTGATTAAAAACTTAGATATGACTCTACCTGTAGAACCTAGAAGTGATGCTCCACTAGAGGAACATGAGACATATCAGATTCTAGTAGATGACTGGCCTAAAGTTAGAGCGTTAAAAATAGAAGCCGGAATTCTAAGCTTAGCAGATAAAGAAAGAGAACGATTAAAGAAACTATCTAAAGATGAAGTATTCGAGGAACTCGAAAGAACTATTATTGCAGAGCTTTGTGAGCAAGAATTATATACAGCTTTTAGAGAAATGACTACATATCTTGGTACTTACAAGAATGAAGATTATAAGATAAAAGCTTTTGATAGTGTAGAAGATTTCCAAAATCTACCCGCTGAAATAAAAAATAAACTTATGGATGCTTATATATCTATAGATATTGGGTTAGAAGATTTAAAAAAATAGCTAGAAGCAACGCTATAGCTGGTTTATGGGAAATAGCCAAGGCGTTGCAGATACCTTTAGACTTTTCAATACAGACATTAATTGATCTTCCTTATACAATTTCTTATGTTATTAGAAAAAGAATTCAGGTATCCAATTTACAGGAAATTCCCAAGGACAAAAGACCACCAGATTTAATGATTTGGGATAAACCAAACGAAGATATTGATGAGTGGCTGGAGAGAGTGTTTGACAGAAAGGAGAAGAAGTCTGATAGTGAATTCCACATAGAAATTAGAGACGTTGAGGGATAATAAATGGCAGAAGATTTAAGTAGTGGTATATCAAGTCTAGAACAACTAATTAGATTATTATCAGAAGCTAGGGATACTTTAGATGCCACATCAGCTTCCTGGAAGAATCTAAATGATCTTATTCAAAAGTTGGCAGAGAAATCTGCAACTTTAGCTTCAATAGGAACTACACTAGGAGGCTTTAAATTAGTTTCCCCACAAGCTATAGAAGATGTAGATAAATTTGTAGCTAGTGTAAACAGAGCTATTAAAGCTATTGAGGAAGGTTCTAGTAAGATTCAGGCCTTTCCTGGAATCAAGGGTGGATTTAATCCCTTAGCTGTTCAACAAGCCAGAGGAGCAGAAGCTACTAGAGCTGAGGCAGGATTCACAGGTCTAGAACCAGAAAAAGTAGTTACTCAAGTTCAGACAATTGAGACAGCTATTGCTGATTTAAGAAAACAATTAGAAACTCTTAATATAGCTCCAGCATCTATAGATAAAATAATCGAGAAAGTAAGACAGATGGGAATAGCTTTTATAGATGTATCCAAGAATGCTAGATTTGGAGAAACATCTGCAAAAGGAGTTGAGAATCTTCTTTTTACACTGGAAACAGCTGAAGGTCAAACAAAGAAATTTAAACTTGCTATAGATGAAGCTACCCGATCTCTAGCTCAAATGCAACAAGAAGCCCAAAAACCTCCAGTAGCTAGATTTGCTGAAACTCTGCAAGCGGCTGGAGTTCCTAGACCTGCTAGAAAACAAATAGTAGAAGAAACTTTTGGTGGAGGTTTAGGATTAAAAGTTACCGATACGTCTACTGTACAAATTAAAAAACTAGAAGATGGAATAATTCAACTGACTACTACTTTGAAAGTGGGAGAAAGAGGAGCTGCATCCTATACCAGAGTTGTAAATCAGATGGGACAAGTTTTATCATCCCTTCCTCAAAAAATAGAAGCTGCTGGAGCTGCTGGATTCCAACAAGTATTTGGGGCTACTCCAGAAGTAGGTGAGAGAGTAACTAAAATAATTCAAAAGTATGGATTTGAATTAAATCAATTAAATAGAATTACTACTGAAGCCTCCACTGGAATCAGAACTATGAACTTCGCTGTTAAAGACGGTGAAGGTGTGTATAGAAACTTAACTATGCATGTAGATAGATTTGGTAATGTACTTCACGATTCCAGTAGAAGATTTAGAGATTTTGGGTCAGCAATTGTTAGAAATATTAGTGAAAGCTTTAGATGGGCTATAGCTATTACCGCTGTTTATTTGCCCCTTAGAAAACTTCAAGAAGGTATTGGAATAGCTATTGATAATGAAGCTAAACTAGCTGGTATTGGAGTAGTTCTAGGAAGAAGTCACAAGGAATTATCAGATGCTTTTGATGCAGCTGCTGGAGCTGCAAAAGCTACAGGAGAAAGTATTAATGGAGTATTAGAGGGCTATACCCAAGCTTTCAGAGCTACTGGTAATATTGGAGATGAAACAGAAAGAGCTACAGTAGCTCAGAAATTATTAATAGATTCTTTAGTTCTTTCTAAGTTATCCTCTCTAGATCAAGCTACTGCTATGGATACTTTAGTAGGTGCTCTAAGACAGGCTGGATTAGCTCTTGACGAAGGCCAGCAACTATTAGATAGCTGGGTAGCAGTAACTCGTAGAGCGAATGTAGACTTAACTACACTCGCTGAATCATTTGCTATTACATCTACTAGTGCTGAAAACGCTGGAGTTTCCTTCGATGAATTAAATGGTATTATTGCTACCGTAGCAGAGACTACTACATTATCCGCTACTGAAGCCGGTAATGCAGTCAGAGCGTTTATTTCTGGTTTTCAAACCCAAAAAGCCAGAGATGAATTATCTAAATTCGGTATCTCCATTGAAGATATAGATGGAAACGTAAAAGACTTTTTAGCAGTAATGCGTGAAATTTCAGAACTTAGAACTTTAGGACTAATTGATTCAGCTCAATTAAATAGGATTGGTGAAGCTCTTGGTGGAGGAGCAAGAAGAGGAGCTCAATATGTAGCTTTTATTGAAAACTTAAACAGAGTTCAACAAGTAGCTTCTATTTCTGCTAATGCTCAGGGCGAGGCTATGGACGCTCTAGAAATTACAATGGAGACTGTTCAGACAGCAGTTACTCAATTAGGAAATTCATTCCAGGAATTAGCCCAAGCTGTAGGTCAAGAGGGAGGAGTTCTTACCGGACTCAAAGCTCTGCTTAACTTATTAACAGAAATTACAGATGCAGCTACCACACTATCCAAGCTATTAGGCCCAACGGCTCCTCTAGTTGTTGGTGGTGGTGCTTTAGCTGCATACTTAGGCACTAGGGGTAGACTACCTGGAATTCAACAAAGTATATCTGAAAGAGTAACTCAACAGGCCAGAAATATACTTCCAACAGCTACAGCTAACCAGTATGGAGTGATGATTGGAGGTTCTTTCCAGAGAAGTTTAGCTGCTAAACTTCCTCTCATTGGTACGTTGATGGGAGAAGCTTTTATAGCTGCTTTAAATATTCAACAGAAAGATTGGGACGGATTAGGAGGTCAAGTAGCTGGAGGAATTATCGGTGGAATAGTTGGAGGCCCTCTAGGAATTATTATTGGTTCTACAGCTGGTGAAGCTTTCATGAATTTTATATCCCAAAGAAAGGGAGATTTTGAAAGTCTTATTACTCCATTAGCCCCAGGAGCTCAAATTCCAGGAGCTGAACCAGTAGAAAAAACTCCAGCTGAACTGCTAGCACAAAGACAACAAGAATTAATAGACAAAATTCTATTTGAAGCTGGTGGAGCTGCTACAGCTAACATACAAAAATTAGGTTTACAGTTTGAGGAAGTTCTTAGAAAAGCATTTGGAAAAGATGCCAAGATTGATACAACCAAACTGGATACTGTTAGTACAGCTCTTGAAATCTTACGAAGAAAATTAGAAGCTCTAGAAAGAGCTAATCCAATTCAGGCACTAGGATTAGATATAGAAGCAGAAAAAGGAAAAATTAGAGAATTAATAAAAGAAATTGAGGAACTAAAGAACGCACAAGACCTGATAACAGAGGGAAAGTTATCTCCTGAAATAGAGGCTGGCCCGTTCGGTAAAGAAGTTCTTCAAGTAACTAAACAATACGGAGATTTACTAAATACAGAAATAAAGCAAGCTCATAAAGATTTATTTGAGCAATTAAGTAAAGGAAATATTACATCTAAAGAATATACCCAATCTCTTCAAAACCTATCTAGTGGTGGATTGGCTGTAGCTCAAATATTTACAGCTGCCAACGATGTGCTAGGAAATACAGAAGAAGCTTTTCTGAAAGTCACTGAAGTAGTGACCACAAGTACTCAAGATCAAATAGATCAATTAAACCTATTAACTGGTCAGATAGCTAAATATGAAACTGATCTAGAAGATTTAGATAAAATAACAATAGTCAACAATGAAAATCTAGACGAGCTAGAAAAATTAAAGGTAGCTACTAAAGATACCAGCGGAGAATTATTAAGTTTTTCTCAGATAGCTAAAAATCTAGAAGATAGAAAAATATTTATTCAAACAAATCTTCTAGAAATACAAGATCAACTTTCTGGAACTATTAATGGATTATTTGAACTACAAAGAGCAGCTCAATTAGAACTTCCTAAAGTAACTCAACTAGGTATAGCTCCGGAAGATTTCGATCTTGTACTCCAAAGAGCTCAAGAAATAGATACTACATTTATTGAGGAAGCTATTAAGAAGGGATTTCTTCCTTCAGACGCTACAGCAGAAGAAGTTAAAGACAGTTGGGGAGATATATTTGTTCAAATAGCTGAGGATATATTCAAGAGAATTGGTGGAGTACTACCAGAAAGTTTACAGCAAGCTATTAAAGAATTAGAATCTGAGGGACAGATAACTCCTAGACCTCAAGCAGGCCCAGCTTTTGGAATCAAAACTATTGATATGACTCAGCAGGCTTTCTTAGCTGCTTATAATAAACAGTTAGCTTTTCTACAACAGGCCTTTGGAGATCAGGGTTGGAAACCAGACCTACAAACAATGGGTCTAATCTTCAAAGATGGAACAGATGTTCTTCACTTAGATAACTTGGTAATGCAATTAGCTATGCAAGAGCTAATTGATGTAAATAGAAAACAACTGGAAGGTGTATTTAATCTACCAGCTGATTCTAGTTTCTTTGTTCCATTCCAAGGATACAAACTAGGATTTGATCAAGGAACTGGTATGGGCGCAGCCGCAACCGGATTACAGGATGCTGGAAATAAATTATTAGATGCCGCCAATGCACTAAAAGAAGCAGCTAGAGAAAGGTTACTGGAAAGGGAAGCCAGATTTGAAAGTCAAGATGACAGATTAAGACAAGAAAGCTTGAGGCAACCTACAGTAGAAAATAGGGAGAGATTGCTGGAAAGAGAATCTAGATTTGCAAGACAAGACGATAGATCGTTCGATAGAGAAACACTAAGAAGATTACAAGAATCTTTTAAGCCACAACTAGAAGAGCGAAAGCCTGTTCAAACTCTAGCCGATCCTGCATTTTCTGAATTAATTCTAAAACTTGCTATAGCTATCGATAATCTAGCTTTGAAGTTCCAACCAGTTATCGGAGAGAGAGATAAAGTTCTCGGTATTCAAGTTCCGGAAAGAAAAACGGGAGAACAAACCTTCTTTGATAGACTATTACAGCTGATGCCAGCTTTACTTGCTCCGCAGCCTTTAGGTACTCCAACTGGAGGAGTCGGCGGAGGAGTTAATGTTTTAGATAACTTAAATAGTATATTAAGTATACTTCAACAAAAGGTTCAAACTCTTAGTGGATTTTCTACTAATCTAAAAATAGAATCTAGAAGTACTACTACTTTAGTTGTAGATGGTAGAACTCTAGCTCAGGTAATTAAACCTTATTTGTATAGTGATCTTATCCGATTCGAAGATACGAGCAATAACATCACCCGGACTATTGTTGTGTAACATGGAGATATAAATTATGCCTTGGACTTATGCTGGAGTGAGAATTTTCACTCAATCTTATGTATCAGATAAAGATCAAATAATTGCTAGATTGAATCCTCTAGGAGGAGGAACTATTTTGCATTATTTTGGTGATGATGATTTTATTCTTAAAATAAATGCTTATGTAGTTGGTAATACAGATTTACTTAACCTGGTTAGTTTAACCACATCTGGAGTAGGATTTCCTTTATCAACTCCGTATGGAACTGCTGGAGATTGGTCACTTAAACATATTACATCTAACTTGCAGAGTACAACTTGTCAAACTCTACGAACTGACTTACCAGAAGATTCTCCAGTATATATCGTAGATTTAGAGTTATACGATGAGTAAGAATTAAATGGGAAAAAACTTATATGCAAGCGTTACTGGAATTAGTGATCCTTTAGCTATTACTGTAAGTACTAGCCACTCTGCCAGCACAGCTTCAGCTACTATTCAATGTATAAATCCAACCGTTTCTATAGGAGATTTAATTACTATAGATTTAGGATATACTACAAGTCATGGACAAATATTTAAAGGATATATAAAAAATATAGTTAGACAAGTTCCAGATAATATTTATACAGTCATGGCTAAAGATGTTTTAATTCGAGCAGTAGATTTCTTTATTGTTCCTACAAATCCAGATGAAGGGTATTCACAATCTAATATCACAGCAGAGGATTTGATAGAAGATATCCTAAATATGGCAGGATTAACTAGCTATAGTGGAGATAACTCAGCATTTACTTTTGCTACCAAAAGTGGTAACAAAGTAGAAGTTAAACTAACTTCAGCTTATGATTTTTGTAAACTAATAGCAGATTTATTAGCTTGGCAAGTGTGGGCAGATGAAAATGGTACTGTTCACTTCAAAAACAGAAAACCTAGAATCATGGATGGAACTTCTGGTCAAGTTGGTGATCCTCCCGGAGGAGTACCAGATTCTCCAGTAGCTACTATTACTGATAGTAATATTTTTGATTTTATCTATACAGAGTCCGAGAGAGATTTAAGAAACAGAGTTGTAGTTCACGGAGCTGAAGGAGTCTACGCAGAATCTAAATCAGGAACTTCTTATAATCCAGTTACAGATGCTATGGAACAAATTCTACCTGTTGGATATTATAAATCTATGGCTTTAGTTAGTCCAATTATTGATAGTGACTCTATGGCTGAAGCAGCTACAGATTATAACTTAGATATGTATAATAGATTAACCGTATCTATTCAAGCTCAAGTAGAGGGAAGTCATTTGTATCTAGCTAGAAAAACATTAACAGTAAATGAGATAATCACTGGAATCAATAGAGATTTTTATGTTTTTTTATCGGAACATGCCTGGAGTAAGAATGGATATACCTGTAATCTGGAGTTAAGGATTTAATGAGATTAATTGAAAATGTTACTGTAGAATTAAACAGTAGTGACATTACTTCCTGGATAATTGAATATACTAGGACTCAGCAGATCTGCTCTGGTGTGGGTACTTTACAATTAATTGTACCAACATCTAGTGGATTAGATTTTGATCCTTGGGATATCATAGAGATTTATGAATATGGAGATAAAGTAGGTAAATTCTATGTATCCGAATCTAAAGAGTCTCCTAAAGGAGGAATATTAGTAGTTGGAGCTGATGATGGTTCTAAACTAATTACTGATTATTTTCTAACAGAAACTTATCAATCTGATATATTAACTTATTCTAGATATTGGATACAAAGAATTTTAGATGAAGCTACAGTAAATTATCAGTTTACTGTAGGAGATGATCAGGGAGGGCCAGTAAATCCTAACACATCTTTTGGATTGGACTCAGCCTACAATCTAATTCAAGGTTTACTTCAACAAAGTGGATGGTATTTATACTTCAATCCAGATGGTATAGCAATTATAGGAAGGATTGATAAAAATTTAAGTGATCCAGATCATATAATTAGTGATTCTGATATATTAACTTTAGAAAGAGAACGAGATGATGCCAGATTAAGAAACAGAGCAGTAGTTTGGGGAAATGCTAATCCCTTGATTGGAGAACAAGTTTTTGTAGATATTACTCTTCCCTCTCCTTGGCAGATAGATAGTAAGGACGAAAGAACTGTAGTTTTAGCTAATAGCTCTATATATAGTAATGCTGTTGGTGTTGATTTAGCTCGGAAGTTATTGCATGAATTTGAGGATATAAAAGATGAGAAAGTAATTCTAACCGCCTGTGATAAAAACTTTAAGATCGGGGATGTAATCAGAGTAAATTCAAATTACTGGACTGGATCAGGATTGTTAACAACTCTAGAAGCTTCTATGAGTGAAAATGGTCTTGTTCATACACTAACTATTAATGAAAAGTGTCCTCGATTGTTTGCTTATTTTGGTCTACCTCTTATACCTGTATCTGGATTTTATGTATATGTTGGTACTGAAGCCAATGGAGTCTGGAAAAAATATACCGAAGGAAATACTTGGTATGATACTAGCTCTGGTTTAGATACTGACTTAAACATTATAGATTTATTTATTAAAGACGATATTCATGCCTGTGTAACTTCTAATGGATTTCTATACACCAAAACTTCTGATGCAGCTCCGTGGTCTAAATACGATCATCCAGATTTAAGAGATAGAGACGGGGTTTCCTACATAGCCTCAGGAATTTTAGCAAAAGCCTGTTCTATTAATGATATAGGAAATATAGTAGCAGGATACGATACAGTAACTTTATCTGGAGAAATTCAGCCAATTCCAATTGGTAGATCTTGGGTATTAGAAGTTTCCCCTAATCACAATCTAGTAAAGGCAGAGCAGGTAGCAGTAAGCGGAATCTTTGGATATATTACTAATTTAGGTATTACAGACATAGAATCTACCGGAGAATATAATATAGTTTCCGTATCCGGAGTAGCTCAATCTGGATATGTAATGGAAGCCATTACTTGGTATAGGCGATATGGATTAGGCCATAGAGATATACAGGCTTGGAATGCATCATACGCAGATTATGGAGATGTACCTCATGCGCACCACGGAGCATTACCAGCTGATAGTAATCAAATAACTATGGGGGCCGGTAGAGGCTATATCCCTACGATAATGATTTCAGCCTTAGGAAGTGAATATATGAGTCAACCTGTAGTAGACTCTGAAAATCTAGATTATTGGGTTGTGTCTAGAAATGCAATTTTTAAATTATCTCCAAGTACTGTAACTTCTACGGCATGGGGGTTTACTCCAATACCAGTTGATTGGCCCTTAAATGATTATCCATATGATGACGGTCATCCTCCAGCGATATTCTTGCATAGAAAAGATAGTAATACTTTTAATATAATCCTTATTTTTTCAATCCAAACCGAAGAACCAGTTAGTGTTCCTTATCCAGGCCACTATATGCAAGCGTACAGATTACTTCATTATGATTGGGATATAGGTGATTCTACTCCAACTAAAAGAAATGAAGTAGATATAATGGAATACGACGCTTTTAATGATAGTATTAACTTTTATGGTGCTGGTTTAATTGACGATGAAATTATAATGTGCTACAGGTTTGGTGCAGAAAGAATAGTTACAACATATGATATAACCACTCATTTTACCAATGATGTAGTTTGGCACACTGATGGAGAACATGCTCAAGATAATAACCCTGATTGGGAAAACTCATATGGAGTAGAGATGGTATCTACAGGAGATGAAATATTATTTTTCACTATTCTAAAAGCAGGATCAGATAAGAAATATTGGCCCCCTGTAATCATCGGAGATATAGGAACTTGGGCAACTCAAAAAATATCTATATACTATCAATATGTTTCTCTTGATAGATATGGAATCCTGGATACTGGATATGTTAAATTAACTGAAAAGAATGAAACTGATAATAACTACTGGAATTTTAGTTTTAGTACACCACCAACTGTTGGTTACTGTGTAGATACTTTATTAGATGATGCTTATTATGCTATTAGATGGGGAATATCCAGTACAACTAGAGTATTCTATCCAGGCGATGGTGGTAAAAGCTATTACTATCAAATGATACTCAAAATACCTGGTGGAAATAAGATAGATTTTAGAGAGTTAGGGCCTTATACATCTGCTAATCCTCCACCATATCTTAAAAGTGAGAATGGAGATTCGATGTGGGATTTCGATGTAGGTGGTGTTAGTTTTGTGGCATATGGAACAATTTCTAAATTCTATGGCCCTTATTTTGTGGCCGCTAAATATTATGGCTTCGGAGATAATTTCTATACGGTTAGAAGCCATACCTGGAATCAAGTTTCCAGTACTATTAATACAGAGGATTCAATGTATTCTCCCACTAATGATCCTACAAATGGAGATGATTTGTTAAATGGTATGGTTTCAGCTAGTAGTTTAGATGCAAGCAATAATATTATTACCACAGCTCATAATGATTTAACTTCTATAATAGCTTTAACTGATACTGACGGTCATTCTCTTTTCTCTACTTTTGGATTAACGCAAGGATTCGGGTATTCCAGTAGTAGTAGCAGCTTTAGATTATATATTCCTGGGGAATGGATATATAACAGTCTAGGAAATGGCGGAGATATTCTTAAACATACAACTATATCCGTCCCTATCGGTGGAATAACAGCCAGTGATCTATCTGAAATCCAAAGTTGGGGTAACTTCGAGCTGATCCTGGAAACTCCAGCTCCAGCCAAGGTAGAGATATCCAAAGGTTCGCCAACACTAGTCTATACAATACCCTCTGGAATTCCTCCAAATTGGGAAGATTCTTTCTTCGCCGCTACTACTTCTAATGGATATGGAACTTTCTATTCCCATGTTAATAAATTTCCAACTTTTGATGCTAGAGTAGTAGATTTACTTGATCCCGCCGCTTTTCCTGTAGCTAGTGGAGTATTCGATCCTGACGATTTCCAGAGATTCAATACTTTTGCTACTCCTAACGGATGGGCATTTAGTAATTATCAATTCAGTTCTAACTGGACATATATAGCCAGTGGATTAATAACTTTCATAGAATCCAGTAATTACACTCCGTATAATCCATATTTATTCTACAGTACTAGCGGAGTAGTTACAAAAAGATTTATGCAAAAGAATCCTATATCTAGTGTTTGGCAAGATTTTACAACTACACTACCTGATTCAGAAATTACAATAATTAGATGTGATGACCAATTTTAGGAGATATAATGCCTCTTTACGATTATCAACTGTTTGAATATTGGACTAACCTAGAAAGAAAGCTAGCAGGTAAACCTCTTAACTTGGGAGGCATTATTGGATCAGGCCCTGGAGGAGGCCCGCCAGGAGGATTTATCGGACAGCTTCCACAAAGTAGAGTTACTTATGATACAGCTGAAGCAGAATTAAGCGGATTTGTTTCTAATAATCCTTATAACTCTAGTGGTGTTCTAGTTAGTGCATCTTTACTAGATAACTTAAATCATATTAGATATAGAATTAAACAGCTAGAGACTGGAGGTACTGGTACTTCTCATGTTGATATCTATGAAAACGATACATTAATAGCTTCTGATGTTACTGTTATAGATTTTCAGGGTACAGCCGTTAATGTAACTAATATTGGAGGAGGGGAAGCTGAAGTACTTATTGATAATACCTTTATAGATTTAGATGATACCCCAGCTACTTATGCAGGACAGGGTAATAAGGTGGTTACAGTTAAGGGGGCTGAAGATGGAGTAGAATTTATTACTCTTTCTGGAGGAGTGGACACGTTCAAAGCTAAAGTATCTGCTAACGACACTACAGAAGATTTCTTAGAAAGCAAAGTAGTAGCTGGAGATGGTATTACTGTTACGGTACTTAATGACGGAGCTAACGAACAATTAAGAGTTACAGCTGTAGTAAGTGGATTACCAGCTTTTCCAGATATGGAAGCTGGAATGACCTTTGGTATTTGGAGTGAATTAAATTCTATAGAAACTGGCAGAGGTAAAGTATTAGCCAGAGCTGGTGGAACAATTACTTATATTTCATCTACATTGGAAACAGCTTCAGTAAGTGGTAATGTAGTTATAGACATTAATAAAAATGGTACTTCAATATTTGATCCTGGAAATAGAATAACTATTTTGGAGGGGCAGACTGATGATTTTGATAGAATTCCCGACACCACATCTTTTAGTAGAAACGATAAATTTACAATGGATATAGATGTAGTTGGAAGCGGAGCTGCTTACTTAACGGTAGAAATTACATGGATAGAGGTTTAATATGGCTACTATAGATGTCGATATTATTTTTGGGCCTGTATCTTTTGGTCATGAAGCCAATCCCCCAGGATTTACTTTTGGATATTCTTTAAATGATTTAAACGATGCTCAAGCTTGTGATTTTCAATTCCCTAAAAATGGTATTGTCAATGATGTTGGATTTTATTTAGTTACTAAAGCTGGAACTCCTCCTACCTATAAAATAGGTTTAACTACCGTAAATATTAGTGGTCATCCTCAACAAGTAGCTTATGGAGGCAGTTCTGTAGATGATTTTACTTACACGACAAGCGGATGGATTTGGCACACTTTAGCAACTCCAGCCACAGCTGTAGTAGGAGAAACCGCCGCAGTTCACGTATTTCCTGGAAGTACTCCTCCAGATACATCTAATTATATTGTAGTACAGGATGGGGAACTATTTTACTATAATAATCCCAATAACATGCAGTTCGGCAGTGTGTGGAGCTGGGGAGTTGGGCCTAATGCTATGGCAGTTAGATATAATGATGGAGATGTGGTGGGATTTGCATGTACAAATGCAGAATGGCCTAATATATTTTCCACCAGCACACCCGATGAAGTAGGAGACAAATTCACTCTTCCGGTAGATATGACCTGTAAAGGAGCAAGAATATGGGTTTATAACGGAGGCAGTACAATGACCTTTGAGGCAGTTTTATATAATGCTTCTGATGCTGTGCTGGCTTCTCAAGGAGGAGTTTGTGGAGAATATGGAGCTGATTATATGACATTCGATGTCTATTGGGATACTCCTATAGTTTTATCCGCAAATACTGTTTACAGATTAACTCTCAAAGCTACGGGTGTTGGTGGTATGTCTCCAATAGTTTTTACTTTTGAATCTGAAGCAAGTAGAAGTTCATTAACCTATCCAGAGTCTAGTAGGTGGTATGCAACAATGCGAACAGACGAAGGGACTTGGACTGACTATACAAATAAAATAACACATCTAGGTTTACTAATTAGTGCAATATCAATGGGTGGAACGGGAGAAGGAGACGGAACTTCTAGATTTGGGTATGCCGGATAAAAACCTATGAAAAAAATAATTATATCGTTTCTAGTTGTAACAGTATTGTTCCTTTCTTCTGCACCGCCATCCAGCGTGTATCTACAAGATTTTCCCACAGACACTCCAACGAATACAGATTTCCCCACTGATACACCATTCCCAACAGACACTCCTCTCCCGACAGATACACCCACCCCCACCAATACACTTCTCCCAACGAATACAGACTTTCCAACAGATACTACCGTTCCTACATCTACTCCAACGAAGAAAGAGGAAACAAAGAATACATCAACTCCTACCAGAACTATTGATCCTGGCTATACATCTACTCCCACGATAACTAGACAACCCACAGCTACACCAATAACTCCCACAGTCACTTTAACCAGAGTTCCTACAAATACGCCAACTAAAACCCCAACAGCTACTAAAATCCCAACGCTCACTTCTAGAGCTCCTACTCCATTTCCATCAACCACACCACGACCAACCAAGTATCCTACTTATACTCCCTATCCTACTCAGACTGATTTACCTACCTACACTCCCAATCCAACTTATACACCAAAACCTACCTACACTCCTATAGTAGTAGTTATTGTAGCTCCTACAGAAGTACCTATTACCACTGAAGGAGTAATCATAACTAATGAGGGAGTAACTATTGAAAAAAATGTAACTCAACCAGTTAATATAGAGCTTCCCATATCCTTTAAAATTATAAATTACCTAGGCTTTGCTTTAACTTTTATGGGAACATATTTTATGAGTACGTTTCTATTCAAAAGGAAAAATAGAGACAGAATTCGGGGAAATATTTATGTATTAATTTTCTTATTAAATTCAATGATATACTACACAGCCTGGTTTTTAAACGAGCGTGGATTCTTAACAATAGAATATTCTGATATATTTTTTATGAAGTGGAGAATGCTACTGCTATTCCATATTCTATTATCTGGAACTATCATGGCATGGTACGCTTGTTGGAAATCCGGGGGATGCGGATATGGAAAGTAATGTATTTTGGGATATAATAAAGATAGTAATAGGTTCTGGTCTAGGAATAGCCATAGCTACTATTATACCTCTATTGTTTCAACTAAGAAAGGAAAAAGAAGAGAAAGCTAAAATTAAAGCTGATACCTCAAATGTAAGTGCTGATGCAGCTTCTAAAATAGTCACAGCTGCCAGTAATTTACAAGATGCCTAT